TGCTATCGGTAAGATAATTTATAAGGTTCCATCACAGGAATTAAAACAGAAGGGATTCAAAACTCACTCTAAAGTTGTGGGTATAAAGATCCTAAAACACCGCTTTAAAAAGACTGAAAAAGATTCATATCCTAACGAAAACGAATATTTGATAAATTCAAAAGAACGAAACGATCTTATCACGAATTTTACATTAAAGGCTTGCAAAAAGAATACACTAATTCCTATCGAATTTGATATTCAGCAGCAAAATTTACTAGATTCGTTCGAAGGGAAAACTGATAGGAAGATATTAGTTATTGATGGTGATGTAAATCCAGAAGACCGTCAAAAATATTACGAAGATTTAGAATCAGACGATGATTCGATTGTAATCGCTAAGGTTGGGTGTATGCGCGAAGGTATATCTATCAATAATCTACACTTTCTAGTATTACCATTAATACGAAAATCTTTCATCAGAATCAGTCAGTTTATCGGTCGAGTTGAGCGCAAACACGATGATAAAGAGGTTGCGATAATATATGATTTTTTTGACGATACTTTCCATTCCAATCGTCATTTTAAAAAGCGAATGGAGATATACAAAAAAGAACAGATACCCTATAAAACTATAGGGGTTAATTTAATATGAAACAGAAAAAGAAACCAGAAGAAGAAGAATTCTATGTAAACAAAGAGGAAATGTGGACTGAAATTAATAGAATTTACACAGAAACACCAAAAGAACAGGAAATAGAGGTTTCATCAAAAATTGCTGATATGTTTTACAAGATTTGTAATAATCTCAGAGAGAAAGGTAATTTTTCCGGGTATTCCTACGATCTTGCATCAGAAGCAGTAGAGTTGGTTATCCGAAAATTCAAAGAGCGTAAGTTTAAATTATTCTTCCCGAAAAGAAAACGAATCGTTGATGATGACGGAGAAGTGACGTTTGAACACATCCTAGATGAAAAAGGTCAAGAAATACTAGAACCGTCTAACTTCTTCGGGTATGTTACTACAATGGCTTATAGATCCTTTCAATCTACTATAACTAGGGAGAAAAAACATAAAGAAGGAATCGAAGCATATAAAGAGCAAGTTTATTCAAATTTTGAGAACGACAATTATCAGGTACAACCTAGAAGACAATTAGACGACGAAGAAGAATGGTAAAAAACGAAAACAAACTTATTGGGGTTGTAGGCGACCTGCACTTTTTTCCAAGTGTTGATAATACCGACAAATGGGAACAAGTGTATGACGAACTAGGCGACTGGATCGTATCAGAGTATACAAAAAGGGGTATCAAAACTATCATCTTTTTGGGTGATCTGTTTGAGGGTCGAATACAACTCAAAAAAGAGAAAGGTGCGGATTTCAGAACCTACACCCATCTAGTAAAATTCCTTAGAAAATTCGATGATTTTGAATTAGCGATCTTGGTTGGAAATCATGATTGTTTTTATAAAAACACATCAGACAATCATGGACTAAAAGCATTCGAAAAATGGGACAATATCATGCTTGTTGACGAAAAGCCTGAATTTATTTACTACACTCAATGCAGTGAACCAGTTATGGGTGATACTGATGATCATATTCCTTTTTCTAAATTAGCTTTGGTTCCATGGGGAACCGAATTGAAGGATATACCAAAGGCCGATACCATATTTGGGCATTTTGATATTAAAACTTTCAAATACAATGCTCATAAAACATCAGAACATGGATTCAAATCAGAACAATTGTTTAGGTGTTCTAGTAATATAATCTCAGGTCATTATCATCACCACCAAGTAAGAAAGTATAAAAAAGGCGACATTATGTATGTGGGAACGCCTTTACAAGTTAATTGGGGAGAGGCTAATAAAGATTCATATGTAATGGTGTTTGATTGTCACGAAAATCAGATAACAGAGAAGATCGAGAACACCATTTCACCGAAACATTTAAGATTACCCTTAACGGGAATATTAGGGGATAAGTCTATTTTAAATGGATTGGGTAATAGTTTTCTAAAAATCGATGTGGATAAAGATATTGATAAAGAAAAATTAACAAAGTTGTCGTCCATTTTAACCAAAAAGAATGGAGTCAGAGAGATTGATATGATTCACCAATCGACTGAAAAGTTTGATGAAGATTATCAGGATGTGGCGTTTTCTGTGGACTATGAGGAAACTATGATTTCGTTTATTGAAGAGAAAATAGAAGATCCCAAAGAAATCGTGATATTAGCTAAAGAATATTATGATAAATCTTAGTGTTTCTATCCAGATGATAACGTAATATATAATATGAACAAAGAAGTTACAGAAGCCGACTTTTCGGAATTTGAAAAAAGTCGGATTATGAGTAATCAACAAATGAAGAGTTTTTGGGATAGATTATCTATAACCCAGACCGGAAGAAAGAAGATTAATCGTAAAAACGAAGCATTACGTCGCCGCGTCGTAAAACGTAGAGCGGCTAATAAAAGAGCTAAAATCAGTAGAAACCGTAATAGATATTTAAACCATGGCTAAGGGACTTTCTATAATTACTTGCAATAGAGAGGACTATTTTAAAAAAATCATAGAAAGCGTTCCTTTTGATAAATTTGATAAAGTCTATGTAGTAGATGCCTCGGACGAAGAATCTGCTTATGCTGAGAAGTATAAATCTAAAGGGTTTGAAGTTATCCAAAAAGGTAGAAAAGTTGTTGGTGTTGCTAAAAACATGGGCATAGAAGCCATGATAGAGCAAGACATCGAGCATATGTTTCTGATGGAAGATGATGTTATTATCAAGAATCCAGATGTTGCCGAGAAATACATAGAAACCGCAAATGCAACTGGTATATGGGGGACTTTGGCCCATAATACGCACGGAGATGGAAATTTCGATCACGATGGAAATGCGATCATAAAAAATACCGTGAAATATGATAACGGGTTGGGTTTAGATTTTTATCTAAACAGCGTCCAACCATGGACTTATATTCACCGAAACATTATTAGGCATGTTGGGCTATTTGACGAAAAATACGTCAATGCTATCGAGCATTTAGATCATTACAAATTACAAGAAATAAAGAAACTTGGTTCGTTTTACTGGTGGTTTCCGTCGCCGTTAAACTGCCAAGAGGATATGGTGGATGTTGATGAAAAACATGACGGTTCTATAATCAGGAGAGACGAAAAATGGGAAGAACACCTAAAAGAAGGTGTGAAATTATTTCATTCAAAATATAAGGCTTCTCCGTTCAATATACCCGAAGCAACAGAAGACCAAATGTTGGATCGCTTGGAGTTTTTAGAGCAACATTACGCAAAAAAGTTGTAATGGATATACGGATGTGATAGCATACACTATGAACAATTCTAAAGTGGGATTGGGTATTCTCTCGTATAAAAGAGTAGACCAACTCAAAAAATTACTAGAAACTATAGATGCTAAGGATTTCCATAGAGTCGTAGTTCATATCGACAGATCGGATGTCGATTATTCCTCATTACGAGATTCGAAAAATTCAGAAGGTATTGAAATTGTAATAGCTAAGAGAAATGTAGGTGTAGCCAAATCTAAAAATTATCTATTAGATACATTATCGGATTGTGGACACATCTTCTTATTAGAAGACGATGTTTTGATTAAAGATCAAGGTGTATTCGAAGAATCAATCGAATGGTCGGAAATGACTGGTATTAAACATTGGAGTTGGAGCAATTCAACCGAACGTTCTAATAAAGTCAAAGCTGGTGTCAATTCGGAAATCTATTCGGTAACTTCCCATTTGGAAGCATCCTTTAGTTATTTCCATGAGAGTATTCACAAAAAATACAAGTTTGATGAAAAATTCTTTAATGCTTTTGAACACATTGATTACCATCTTAGGGTTTCTTTAGATGGTCTGGTTCCTCCGTTCTGGTGGTTCGTTCAACCATCACTTTTGGACGGTAAATTAGAAAATCAGAATGCGGAATCCACTATAGATCAGTCGGAAATTCTCAAAGATAATATTGAGTATTTTAAGAAAAAGCATGGATATCATATCAGCCATTATCCCAAATGTGGTTGGAGGAAGTTCAAATATTCTCTGGATAAAATTCAGGCTTTGTATGCTACCACACAGAATATAGATTCTTTGATGCGCTTGCGTCCGTTCTCTGATAAAAAACTCGCAATAGTAGTTACGTTGTTAAATCGATCTTCTATTACGTATACAAGTGTAGAAGATATAACAACACAAGAGGGACAAAGATTTGCGGCACAGGATAAAATGCTAGAAGTGTTAAAACCCCAATATGAAAACGAATCTAGCTTCAAATTAAACAACGAAGCTATTCATGGGACGTTTACTCTTTTTAGAAACTTTTTAGAATCATTCAGACACCGAACGCTTGGTATGGATGTGGTTATGTGTGTTAGTGATTGGGGTTCTACGGATGCAGATGTTGAATCTTTATTAAAACAAGTTTGGGGAGAAGATTACCGTTATGTTGAATTAGATCCAAATGCGTATGGCCACGAAGATGGGGATTTCAACAGAGGTTTGGGATTGAACGAAGCGGCCAAATTAACTGATGCCGACACATATTTCTTTACCGACGTTGATTGTGTCCTTAATGGTTATGATTTAATAGAACATGGTCGAGAGGCTGTTGAGGATGGCGCTGTGTTGTTCCCAATTTTCCACAAAGAAATGACACCGAACGGAGTCCAAAGATACGTAGAATGGGCTGGTAACGGGCAATGTTTCATATCCAAAGAAAATCACCAGAAAATTGGAGGATATCCCGAATACTGGCAGTGGGGGGCGGAAGATACCGATTATAAAAAGAAAATAACAAATGCGGGTATCACCGTATTTGTCGATGATTATCCAGAATTAATACATTGTTGGCATTCAGATCTAAAGAGGGACACTAAATGAAAAAATCAGACGAAGATAAATTGGGTTCATTCTTTTTTTCAGCAGTCAATGAAATGGCGAAACAAAGAGTGGATATCCACCTTATAAACAAAAGGCATATAAGACCGGGAGTTGGCGGAGAATTTTGCGAATACCCAAAAGTCGCAGCTATCGCCTGTGGTCGAAAAATCGAAGATTGGTTTCCAACTTTTATTCACGAATATTGTCATTTTAGACAACACAAAGATAGGTTGCCGATATACATGAATTCTGATGACTCTTTTAATAATATATGGAATTCATTAGAAGGTGAAGATAAAATGAAAAGAGGTTCTATCGATGTTATTCAAAAAGTGGAACTAGATTGCGAAAAACGAGTTGTTGAAATTATCAAAGAATATGATTTACCCTTCTCCGTAGATCAATATATAAGGGAAGCAAATGTTCATGTTTTGATGTATAATGAGGTTTATCGTTATAAAAAATGGTTCGAGATCTCTCCGTTTATTTTCGAAGAAATATACAGTACCGTTCCAGATAGCTTTCAGGCCGAAAAATGGTACAAAAAGAGTCCAGAAAAATATAAAGAAATAAGCAGTATTTGTTTCAATGAGAAAGATTAATTTTAGAAAAATTCAAGCATCTGGATTTTTATCGTTAGCTGATCCTATCAGTTTAGAATTCGAAAAAGGGTTCTATACAGTAACAGGTGAAAATTTAGATGATCGCGAAGATAGTTCTAACGGAACTGGAAAGACTTCTCTGTTTTCTGTATTAGATTTCGCTCTTTATGGTGAAGCTAAGGGCTTGAAAAAGTCCGAGATACCATTTAACGGAAAAGCCCGAGTCTCTTGTGTAACAGTAGTAGAATTCGATATAGACGAGGATAAGTACCAAGTAGTTAGAAAGTTAAATCCTTCCGCTCTTCAATTTAAAAAGAACGGTAAAGATTTAACACAATCTAGTGCTGCAACACAATTAGAAATCGAAAAGACTATCGGTATTCCTTATTATGTTTTCAATCAATGTCTTAGTTTAAAGGTAAACGATCAAGCGAGTTCTTTTGTTAAGTTCAAAAAAGTAGAACGAGAGAAATTCGTTAATGTTGTTTTCGATCTATCAAGATTCAAGAACATGGAAAAACTGGTTAGAAGTGATCTGAATTTGGAAAAGAACAAGCTGGAAAAAAGACAGATTATTTGTGACGGTCTTATCGAAAACGGAGAAACACTAAAAAGACAAATAACAACACTTCAGGATGAATTTGATAATCGTAGTGAGCGCACTAAGAATAAAATCAAAGAAATAAAATCAGAAAATGCTGATAAAAAGAAAGAGTTAGATGCTATCGAGAAATTCAGTGACGAGGATAAAGATAATCTCGAAGATAATCTCAAAGATCTAACCGACAAAAGTGTTAAACTCCAAAAAATGATAGATACTTTGAAGGGTTCTATCACCACATACACTAACGAAATTGTGAGTAAACAAAAGCAATTGGAAAGTCTAAAGAAGGATTCTGTTTGTGGTATGTGTAAACGCCCTATGGATAACATAGATGATGTGGTTCTAGAAAATGCCGAAAAAGATGTTAAGAAAATAGAAAAAGAGAATAACAGTAAATGTTTAAAAAATAAAGCTGATTTGAAAAAGGCGATAAAGATCAAAACAACACTCAGGGACAAAGTTGATAGATTTACCGCCGACATCAGAGCAGGAGAAAATAGAAACTCACAAAGAACGGCAATAGACGATCAAATACGATCTAACGACAAACAAATTGATTTTCTTAAAAATACAATTGAAGAACAAAAAGAAGAATCAGGATTAAAGGAAATCGAAAACGATTACAAAAATAACGAACAAAAGATTAAGCTTCAGAAAAAAGAAAACGATGCAATTTCTGTAGTTATTGATCAATTGGAGAAACTTAAAATAGTCACCTCCGAAACAGGAGTTCGTCAACATATCTTAGAAAAGCTTATTAATTTCTTCAACAAGAGATTAACATATTACAACCGAAAATTCGAAAACCCATTTACAATCACTTTTGATGGTGGATTCACACCTACCATTTTGAATGATAAGGGGTTAGAGGTTAGCTATCAATCGTTATCAGGTGGAGAACAAAAGCGAGTTGACATTGCAGTTTCTTTTACATTCAGAGACGTTCTAAAGAGTCAGAATCAAATCAGTTTTAACTTCTGCGTCTATGACGAAATATTCGACACATCCATAGATTCGAGAGGTAGAAAAAAGATATTGGAACATTTGACTGAAGAACTAGAAGCGGACGATTCTAGTATTTTCTTGATCACACATAAGAATGATTTAGAAATCGAAAATGTCAAAAATATTCACCTAATCAAGAAAGACAAAAAAACTACATTAAGCAAATGAAACAAAATTACGATATTAAAAATCTAATAGTCGCAGTAGACTTTGATGGAACATGCGTCACACACGAATACCCAAAAGTCGGTAGATTTATTGGAGCGCAACAAGTTCTTAAAAAGATTGTTGATGAAGGTGGAAAGTTAATACTCTGGACAATGAGAGACGGTGAACACCTTCAAGATGCGATTGATTGGTTCGAAGAAAATAATATTCCGTTATTCGGTATTCAACGAAACCCCGAACAAGATAGCTGGACTAAAAGCCCAAAAGCTTATGCAAAACTATACATCGATGATGCTGCTTTAGGTGTTCCGTTGATCAATGGATTAAAAGGAGAAAGGCCTTTTGTTGATTGGGGTAAAGTTTCTGATATGTTGTTCCCTGAATTATCATACAAATGAAAATATGACTTAACTTGTTCTCCGCTTTTGCGACGTATTAATAAAAATAATGCGACGTAAATTCGAAAAGAGAACTGCAACCAATTTATCTAGGTTATTCAACAACAAGTTAAAAACTTCTGCCGAGAAGGTAAAGTTAGATCCAAAGAGAGTTAGAGAGATTTCCCAAAAAGGCGGCATTGCTGCTATTTGGGCGGCAGATCAAAGCGGTTGTAGTTGGTGGAGGTTAGAACAACCTAGACTTGTTTTACATTACAACCAAAGAGCTACAATCCAGATGTTTAACCGGATGCAACCGGACGTTGAATATCTAGCAAAAATCGATACGTTTGTTCTTCAAAGACAAATGTTAGATTCTCAAGTAGATCATTTGGAATTTCTACGAAAAGTTAGTAAAATATCAGGTGGAAGGTTATTATTTGATATCGATGATATTTGTGTAGGAAGGGATATTCCTATGTTTAATGCTATGCGCGAGGGATTCCAATCTGATCGTATTTTTAATAGCTTCAAAGAAGCGGTTAATATGTGTGATGAACTACGTGTATGTTCGAAATACATGGCTGAATATTATAAAGATAAGTTGGATATGCCTAGAGTGACGGTTGTTCCAAATTATCCATCAAAAATGTGGTATGGTGGTCTTTATGATGAAAAGAAGATTGAGTATAATTACAATAAAAACTTAAAAAGACCTAGAGTGTTGTGGGCTGGTAGTGCTACACACGTAGACGTAAAGGGTGTTAATAACGGTCAAGACGATTTTAGTCACATAACACAAGTGGTCAAAAGAACCGTCAAAGAATTTCGATGGGTATTCTTTGGAGCGGTTCCAAAAGATTTAGAACATTATGCTAGACAAGGCTTGATTGAGCATTATCCTTGGGTTAACATATTGAACTATCCCAAAAGAATAGCAGAATTGAACGTACAAGCCGTTATAGCGCCATTAGCAGATAACCACTTTAATAGAGCCAAGAGCAACATTAAATGGATCGAGGCTGGTTGTATGGGCTTGAACGGAGTATTCCAAGACTTAGAATGCTACGAAGATGCAAAATACAAATTTAAAACAGGAGACGACTTAATCGATCAATTAAGAATTCTTCTTAAAAATGACTATTTGAACGAAAGTTCTCAAATAGCTAAAAAGATGGATGAATCATATTTTCTCGATTGTCCTGAAAATATGGATTTATATTATGCATCATTTTTTACACCTTATATTGGAAATATTAGAAGAAATATTTCCCAAAAATTACATCAACTAAATGTATAGAAATATTTACTATTCCCCAAAAGAAAAGAACGTCACAGTATGGGATTGGACACCATCAGGAGAAAGACGAAAAAGAAAAGTTCCGTTTAAACCTTATCTCTTCATCGAAACGAGTAATAGAACCAAATACCAATCTGTTTATGGTGGGAATCTAACTATCAAGAAATTTGAAAACTCGTGGGAAAAGAAAAGATTCTTGGATTCCTACGAAGGTAAAGTTTATTTGAATTTACCACCCGAACAGCAGTATCTTCTTACAACTTATTGGAAAAAAGACAACACCACGTTTTCGGAAAATCCTATGAGAATTTTTTATCTGGATATCGAGTGTCCAAGTAAAGACGAATTCCCAGAACCATCACAAGCTAAAATACCGATAAACGTTATTAGTGTTTATGATTCGTTGGCGAAGAAAGTTTATATTTGGGGTGAGAAAAAGTTTGATCCTGAATATTTAAAAACCCAAGATATAGAGCCGAATAAATACATTCCAGAATTAAATTCTGAGGATGTTGTGTATCAACAATTCGACGATGAAGTTGATTTGTTAGAAGCTTTTATCGATTTTTGGTCTGAAAATTATCCAGACATTGTTACGAATTGGAACGGAGAAAGTTTTGATATTCCTTATATCATCAACCGAATAAAAAGGTTGATAGATGCTGATGCGGCGAAAAGGCTATCACCAGTTGGTGAACTTTTTTATCGCCAATATCTGGATAAGTTTGGTAATGAAACCGAAACTTATAAAATAAAAGGTATCAGTTTATTGGATTACTTAAATGTATACAAAACTTTTACGTTCAATAAAGAGCGAGAGAGTTGGAATCTTAACTCAGTCGCTTCCGATGAATTAGACATGGGTAAAGTAGAACATGAATCTAGTAATTTATGGACACTAGCGAATGACGATTGGAGCAAATTTGTCTATTATAACATTCAAGATGTTATGCTTTTAGCTGGTCTAGAGAACTCTAAAAAATTCTTGGAGTTTGCTCGTGTGTGCGCCTATGAAGGATTATGCCCTATGGAAGATGCTGTTGGCAAAAGCAATATTATTACGGGTGCTGTTGCCAAGATGGCTCTAGGAAAGGGTAAATTAATTCACACCCAATTACCAAAACCGAAAGAAAAATTTCCAGGAGGTTTCGTAAAAGAACCCGATTATGGAATCAAAACCGATTTAATATCTTTTGATATCACCAGCCTGTATCCAACAAATATGATGGCTTGTAATATGAGCCATGAAACTAAAATTGGGAAGGTCTTAAATTGGGAAGAAGTTCAAGCCGAACCCGAAGAAAAATACTTTGTTCAATTTTTTTCCGGTAATAGAAAGAAGATGACTAGAGCACAATTTAGGAACCTTTGTAGAAAAGAATCTTATGCGGTTAGCGGTGCTGGTATCATGTTTAGTCAAACTAAATCAGGTATAGTTGCTGATTTCGTATCCTTTATTTTCAACAAAAAACAGGCGGAAGATGATAAAAAATCAGAATTGAGAGATCAGTTATCAGAGCGCCTTAAAGTTGAAAATCCTGATACCGATTATCAAATAGAAACTGTATTATTACAAGAGGCAATCGACCGATGCGAAATGAATCGAAATTTATGGAAAGTCTTAGCCAACTCGATTTTCGGAATTGTCGGAACAAATACTTCGGCTTTATATGATTTGGATATAGCGAGGTCAACTACATTGACCGGACAAGCTGTTATCAAACGAAGTTACGAGGTTATCGAGACTTTCGCTAAATCTATGGGTGTTAAGGGTGAATTGGTTGTTGCTTCTGATACAGATTCTATGATGATTTCGTTGACTGAATTACTAAAGACACCAACATTCAAATCACTGAAATTGTTTGAAGCGGATTATAGTTTATCTAAATCTGGTGAAAAATTCTTAGATGCCTTGCAACATAAAATTAACAAAGAAGTTAATGGATGGGCGAAACAAGAAATGTTTGTTTGTAAAAGCCTTTATAATTTCAACCGAGAAAAGGTTTGCCCTAGTGCGCTATTAGTAGCTAAGAAAAATTACGCTTATTGGGTTACTAATGATGAAGGAAAAAATTGCGACAAAATAAAATACACAGGTCTTAAAACTATTAAATCCGAGTTTTCT